TTTTACTAATCTTTGATTGTTTAAATCCCTCTTTTAGTGTTCCCTTTTTAGTTGTACGTCTTCTTGCTGGATCTTGTGCTCCTTTTGTAGCAAATCGTTTTTTTGGTTCAGCATAAGAAGGTGTTTGTTCTTTAGTTTTCTTTGCTTTCTGGCTAGTTCTTTTTTGTGTTTTAAGAGTAGCTGTAGCTGCTGGTTTAACACCTCTTTTTTTAGCATCAGCTATAGCTCTTTTTAATTGTTTCATTTGTAGTGCTACACTTCTAGCATAAGCTTCAGAGGCTTCTACACCATCTTTACCTTTTATCTGAGCAATTTTAATTAGATGTTGATTTACTCTCGTTATATTATTTCTTAATCCTTGAGATTGATCTTGTCCAATTTTTGCACCTTTTTTAGAAGCAGGAACTCTTGTTGATAACTTACCAGAAGATTCATATCCGGGTTTATGTCTAGCTGTACCATAAAAAGAACCCCCTGCTGCTGGTTCAGTAGGATCAGAAGCTCTTTTGGAATGCCGGACTCTTTCTACGTGAGGAGAAACTTCAGGTTTTTTATCCAGATTAATCCATTTCCTTTTTGGACGAGTACCCTTTTCATATATTCTCTCTAATTTTCTTTGCTCACGAAGGTTAGCTCTAGAAACTTCATTTTGTTTTAATAGTTTTTTAACATTTCCTTTTGGATCAACCCATTTAAATACTTTACTGATTTCTTTACCTATCTTTAAGAGTTTTTTTAGCCACATCTTACTTCCCCTTCTTAAATTTCTTCCAAAACATATAACCAACTACTGCAATAATAATAGCTACAACAACAGCTATACCTATATTGGAATCCTGTACCTTGATAGGTCCGATCTCAACACTGGAAGGTTGTTCTACAACAGTGGTGATGTTCTGTTTCATCTGACCACCATCTTTAACAATTACTTCTTTTTTCATTTAACTTCTCCTTATTTTTTTAAGTGTCTTAGCTAAATTAGCTTGCCTACGTGTTCTGGAATTCTTACTTTTTAAGGCTTTATTTAATTGAGCAGTTGTTATTTTCTTTCCAGCCTTTATATTAAGTTTTTTTCTTAAAGCTCCGGGTCGTTCAATAGCTCCTTTAATCCAGTTTTTCTTCTTTGGTGCTTTCATAACCTGTTGCCTTATACTTGCTCTGCTAACCATTAGTCATATATCTTCTTTATAATATCATTACCACTGAATCTGCCACCTATATTACGATACTTAATTTTACCACCATGCTTAATATTTTTAAGAACTGGGGCATCTGGATGTGGTAGATACCATCCTCCTTCTTTATCTTCTTCATATTGTTTACGTTCAAAAGATTTCTTTGTAAATTCATCCATTCTTTTTTTGAGTTGTTTGTCCACTCGTTGATTAAAACTCATCGGAGGTTTCTTTTTAGGTATTGGTGCTACTCTAAGCTTCTTCTTTCCTTTTTTCTTAGATTTTGGTGCTACACCTTTGGTTAATGGATCATCTTTTTGTAATGGTTTCATTTCAGGTAATTTTTTCTTTTCATCACGACCCCATTCTGGTGGATAATAATCTTCTCCCTTTTTCCAAGAATCTTTAGGTAATTTCTTCGAATCTTTAGGTAATTTCTTCAAATCTTTAGGTAATTTCTTCGAATCTTTAGGTAATTTCTTCGAATCTTTAGGTAATTTCTTTATACCTCCTCCTTCTTTTTTATACATAGTCTTGACTTTATCACTAGCTTTTAAATTCTTCAGGACTATCTGCATTAGTTCTTTTTCTGTTTTCTTTTTTAATTTACCACCCTTTTTCTTATAATCAATATCAAGACCATCCTTTATTTGAATACCCTTTTTCTTAGTTGGAGATCTATTCCATTTATGATCTGGTAGATGTTTAGCTACTGCTTCTTCATATTTAACTTTCTTAATAGCCTCTTCATATTTTTTCCCCAGTTCTTTTTCCATTTTTGGATCTTTAGTTATATCATAATATTCTAAGCCTTTTTGTTTAACAGGTTTATTAGGTTTAGCCATCTTAGGCTTCTTGGAAATACCACGACTTTTATCAACTGCTCTTGATACATCTCGTTGTTTAATTGCCCTTTCCAAACCTTTCTTACCTTCTGCTAACTTTCTTGTTATCTCTTTAACTATTCTAATTTCTTCATCAATACTCATTCCTTGCTTAGGGATTCGTCCTGTTGGACGGTCTGTCTCTTTCCCTTTACCTGTTCGTAAACCTCCCTTTATTTTCTTCTTTCCTCCTTTAATAGCTTTTATTAAGGGACGTAATACTCTACCTCCTCCTAAAGCTAATAGTTCTGCTACTAGTCCTAAACCAACATAAGTAGGACTGCCTATTGATTCTTTTCGTTTCTTTCCAACTTTAGTTTCTCTATCTTCAGCTAATTTTTTTAATCCAGTTCGTTTAGCACCAGAAGCAACATGTGCTCCAGCAGGATGTTTTATAGAAGGTTTACCTTTACGTTTATGTGTACGCATACCATACTGCCATGCCATTAGCTTGCTCCTTGTTGTATTGTATCAGGACCACCAGCAGGAGAAGCAGCTACTGCCATATCATCCTGTCTTGTTCGTCTAGCCTGATTCCTGAGTGTTATAATTGCTGCCTCATATTGCTGTTGCCATGCTTGTAAAGTATTCCAATCTTTCATGTACATTGTAGCTTCCATCATACAACCATAGAACAAGGCATCATAACAATACTCACTAAAGTAGTTTGTCGTTGTTACACTTGTGCCTGTTGCAGAAGCTAGGGGTAAAGGTTGTGAAACTGTTTGTATTTCTCCTGTCAATGTAGAAGTAGGAGTAGGAACAATATAAATAGAAGTGTTATTTTTTCTAGCATAGTAACGTGGTGTACCAGTAGAAGTACTAACATACGGCCAGTAATCAATAGCATATTCATATGTCCTTTGCAGAAGACTTGTTTTTATGCTGGATGTGCTGGTAGTATAATTTACATTACGAATAATACGAACACGGTCATTTAAACTGACAACCGGATTACTTGCCGATAATGTAATAGCTGTATAAGAATCAAGACCACAATCATCAATATCTTTTGTCAGACGTAACTCTGTCCTGCTGATAAAATCAGGAACGACACTGGAAAACTCAGTCCCATCATTCTCAGTTGTATTGATAATAGCTGTCTTCAGGTCCGAATACGTACCCATATCAGCCTACAAATACAGTTAAGACACACCCATCAGTAGGACCAGAAACAGAAACAATACCATATACAGCAACACCCATGTCACCCATATAAATGTCTGATGCTTCACTTGCCACTACCTGAAATTTAATTGCTGTTCCTTCTGCTGTTCGGTCTGTAATCTGTCGTTGGCCTTTAATTGAATAAGAACCACCTGTCGTTGCCACAGCATGTAAACCAATAATACGGGTCGTACTTGGTACAGGAGAAGATCCTGTTCCATTACTACCCACAGTCGTACCACTCTCTACATATGTAAGAACATCATCACCTACTGCTATTGCAGTTTTAATATTTGCTGCCATGTTTTATCCTTTTAGTTAGAAGAGGGTAGCATAACACTACCCCCTTCCCATTTACATTTAGGCTCCAGCATTCCCGAAGAATCCTCTCCAATCAGAGACACCAAAACTATACCGTTCTCGTGCCTTGAAACGAAGATTTCCAGTATCGAAGTCTGGCTCCATCTTGGTCTGAAGAGGTGAACGAATGAACATTTTGGTTCCATTCGGTACATCCGTCTTGACAAACCAGCCATCAGTGTCGGTAAACCGACGATTGATGTAGTAGCCATCTGGCACCATACCCATATGACGAATAGCATTGATAGCATTCGTATTTGGATTGGCTCCGGCTGCACTGGTTCCTGTATTACCGGGGCTGCTCAGAATCTTATCTGCAACGGCCCAAGAATCTACAGGAATATGTAAACATACTGCACTGGCACCAATCAGAATACCTCGGTCATCCTTGATTTTCTGAACCGTTGTCAGAGCAGTTTCTAGGGTTGCTTCTGAAAGATCAGCAGCCGTTAGTAGATTCGACTGACTTCCATCAGAAATTGTGGGATGAGAAGCTGAGAAGAAAGCAGCACTATCACCAATAGTATCAGAGAAACCATTGTTGAAAATATTTGCAGCTTTAACCTGCTTGGTATTTGCCATTGCACGGGCCAGACCTTTGGCACGTAACTTAGCAAAAGTATCATACAGATTGTCTTCCATTGCCTCTTCGGTGATTGCAAAGGCAAGAGCTACAGTCTCTGCCGTATAACGGGCAGTATAGCTTTCCTGTGCATCATCGTAAGAAACGGAAGCACCTTCACCCTTTGTGGGGGCAGTCCCGAAACCCGTGAAGAGGACTTCTTCTTCAAAGGCACGATCAGACTTCTCGATTTCATAGAGAGATTCATGTTCATTATTCACCTCTCCGTACTCCATTCCGAATACAGCATTAAGACCCGGAAGGAGTTCTTTGCTAATACTAGCTCTATTAATAGCCATGATTAATTCTCCTTACTAGGCCGATGAAGCTGTAGCAGTTACGTAACGGTCACGGTGCATATTTAACCAGACCTCTACTATCGGATAAGCATCAGAATCCTTTTCATCAGGATACTTGGCTTTACCGACAACTCTTACTGCTTTTTCGGATTCAGCACCAGAAGCACCATCTAGGTAGTAACTGGATTGTCCAGTGACTGTTCTT